AAAAGCACAATTATCTAGAGTAGCTAAAGATGTTGAGGCTGCTGAATTAGCAGAAGAAGGTGTTAAACTTACTAAAAAAGGTGAAGAAACTTTTGCAGATTTAAAAACATCTAAAATATCTGCTGAAGATGTTATTAATACCTCTGATATAATAGACCCTAGTGTAGTAGTTGATAAAGATATTATATTTCCTTTTCTTAGAAATATTCCTTTCTTTAACATAATACCGATATCTAAATCTAGTGCGTTAGGTGGTAGTAAATCTAATTTAGCTAAAGCGTTTAGTTTTGCCACACTAGAAGATAATATTGGCTGGGCATATAAAGGAGAAGGTAAAGTATCTCAAAGATTAGTGTCTCAACCAGACACAGTAGAACTTATTAAAGACGCATACTTACATAAATATTTAAATAACGTTTCACTAGAAGTTAGAACAGCTTTAAATGATTATTTAAAAGAGCAAGGAATGACTGGAGTAATGGGCTTTTTTAAACGAGCTGTTAACATTACTGCTAGACAAGATTTTATGCAGAAAGTTACTAGAGCTATTAGAACTTTCGACCCTAAAAATACTAACGCAGAAGATAAAGCATTATTAAGTAACCCACATATAGCTAAAGCAGCTAACGCTTATGCAAACGCATTTGAACAATGGGCTAAAGAATTAAAATCAAAAGGTATTGAGGGTGCAGAATTTAATATTAATAGAGGTTATATACCTAGAAGATTATCGCTTGAAAGATACGAAGCATTAAAGAAAAAAATAGGACAAGATGGCGTTAAAGATTTAATTGTTATGGCTATCTTAGACAGACAAAAATATATGTCTGTAGCTAAAGACGCAGAATTAAAAGCCTCTTTAAATGTAAAAGATATTAAAAGACCTAGAGTAAATAAAAATTTACCAGACGATCAAAAATTAGGTGCTGATTGGGAAAAGAAAATTCGTGAAGAAGAATTAAAGAAAATGGCTGGTAACGCCGATGCCGAAGATTTTATTAGTCCTGAAAAAGCTGATTTAATGGCACAGGCTATTGTTAATTATTTAAAAAATTCAAGAAGACAAAGTGGTTTTGATTTAGAAGCCCTACTAAGAGTAAAAGACGCTGATAAATTAAAAGCATTTTTTCAAGAAGCGTTCCCACACTTAGATGATGCTGAGATATCTATGATGTCTTCTAATTTAGCTAGTGTAGTTAAAACACTAACTTCAGGAAGATTAACAGAAAGAATTAAATTAAACGAAAGTTTTGAAGCTACAATTAAAAATCAAAAAGTTAGGTTAGATGAACTTTACGAAAACAACGTAGATATTTTATATAACGACTACACACAGGAAATGGCTGGTTGGTCAGCTTTAAGTGATAGATTAGGAATTAAAAGTAGAGATGCTTGGTATGAAACTTCAAATAGAATTATTGAAGACATAGAAAATAACTATAATGCTAATGGTGGTTTCTTTGAAAAAATTAGATTACAAGAAGAAATTAAAACTGTTAGAAGTGTATTTGAAAATTTAATGGGTAGGTCAGCTGAAGTAGACCCATCAAATCCTTGGGCTTCAGCTTTAAGAAATATTAGAAGATATAACTTTGTTAGGGTATTAAACCAAGTAGGTATTTCATCTTTACCAGAACTTGGGGTTGTTATTTCAAGTAGTGGTATTAAAACATTTGCACAAAATATACCAGAGTTTGGTAATATTATTAGAGAAATGCAACTTGGTAAACCATTACAAAGCACTTTCTTTAAAGAATTAGCTACTATAAATTTTGGTAATGGAGATGAATACCTTTACAGAATAGCACACGCTAGTGAAGCACTAGATCAAAACACAGCTGTTCAAGCTATGGGCATAGCAGCTAAAGGAAGTAATTTATTAACAGCTGCCGAAAAAGTAACTACTTGGACTTCTGGTTTAACTCCTGTTGATACTTTCCTAAGAAAATTAGCAGTTAGAACTTTTGTTGATAAGTTTGCTGACGATATGTTTAAATTAAAAGCTAGTAATTTTGATTTTACAACAGTTAATTTAAACAGATATAAAGTGTTAGGATTTACTGAGGCTGAATTAAAAAGATTTGCTAAAGAATTTACAAACGGTACTGTAACAGTTGAGAAAACATTTTGGGGTACTAAAGTAAAACAATTTAATTTTGCAAATTGGAAAGATGAAGATTTATTATCTACGTTTGCAAACAGATTAAATAGACACACTAAAAGAGCTGTTCAATATAATTTTATTGGAGACACAAACAGATTTTTTGGTGATGAAACTTTAGGTAAAACTATTGGTCAATTCCGTCAGTTTGTTATAACTGCTTGGTCTAAACAATTTTTACACAACGTAGCTCTTGCTGACTTTAGAACATTTAGTATGTTTGCTTATACTAGTATGTTAGCTACTATGGCTTACTTAGGTCAAACTCATTTTAATACACTAGGAATGGGAGATAGACAAAGAAAAGAATATCTAGAAAAAAGATTAGGTAAAGACGGTGATTATAGTAAATTAGGTTTAGCAGCTTTTCAAAGAACTGGTTGGTCGTCTTTAATACCAGCTTATGCTGATATATTTACTTCTCAAATGGCTCCTGAGTATAGATTTAATACTCGTAGTAGTGGTCTTGAAGTAAATTTAATTACTGGTAACCCAACTTATGATTTACTTTCTTCTGGTGCTGATGTTATGGGTTCATTTTTAAAAGCAACTAGAGATAATTATAGTTTTTCTAAAATAGATGCTAGAAGACTTACTCGTTTAATAGCTTTCCAAAATAGTTTTGGAATAAGTAATATTCTAAATTTATTTATAGATAAAAGTCCTTTACCAGATGAAGGTAGAGTAAGATTATATTAACAATAACAAATAAAATATGTCATTTGCAATAGTCAATTATACTGGGAATGGTAGTACGACTACGTATTCAATTACGTTTCCTTACATTACATCTTCTCACGTAATAGTAAAAATAGATAACGTAGTTAAAACTGCTGGGACTGATTATACATTTCCTACTAGTTCAACAATACAATTTACAGTAGCACCAGCTAACGGAACTTCTATTTCTATTTCTAGATCATCTAGCCGTTCTACAAGATTAGTAGATTATCAAGATGGTGCGACAATTACTGAGGCTATATTAGATCAAGATAGCAACCAGTTATTTTATATATCACAAGAAGCATTTGACACAGCTGACAACTCTATGTTGTTAGACACAGACAATAAGTACAACGCAAATTCAAAAGTAATTAAAAACGTAGCTAACCCTGTTAATGCTAATGATGCAGTTAATAAAACTTATTTAGAAAACACTTGGTTAAGCACAGCAGATAAAGCAACATTAACAAACTTAAATTCAAACATAGCTAGTGTTAATGCAGTTAATTCTGCTTTAACAAATGTAAATGCTGTAGGTTCAGATTTATTAGAACCAGTATCAGAAATTAATACAGTAGCAGTAAGTATAGCTAACGTAGATACAGTTGGAACAAACATAGCTAACGTAAATACTGTAGCTGGTAATAATGCTAATATAAATACTGTAGCATCAGCAAATGCTAACATCACGACTGTCGCAGGAGCTAATGCAAACATTACTACTGTAGCTGGTCAAATTACACCTACAAATAATATTTCTACAGTTGCAGGTGCAGTTGCTAATATAGGAACTGTCGCAACAGATATAGCCAATGTTAATATAGTTGGTGGAGCTATTGCTAACGTAAATACTGTAGCAGGAGCAAATGCTAATATTACAACAGTAGCAGGTGCTAATGCCAATATAGGAACAGTTGCTACAAATGTAGCTAATGTAAATTTAGTAGGTGGTTCTATTGCTAATGTTAATACAGTTGCAACCAATGTCGCTAACGTAAATACTGTAGCTACAAACAATGCTAACATAACAACAGTAGCAGGTCAAAACGCAAACATAACTACACTAGCAGGAATATCAGCAGACATTACAACAGTTGCCACAAACGCAGGTAACATTTCAACAGTTGCTACAGATATTGCAAAAGTAATTACTGCGGCTAATGATTTAAACGAAGCTACTTCAGAAATAGAAGTTGTAGCAAATGCTATAGCTAATGTTGATACAGTTGGAACTAATATTGCAAATGTAAATACAGTAGCAACTAATATTGCAAACGTAAATTCTGTTGCTTCTAACGTAGCAGGAGTAAATAGTTTTGCTGAAAGATATAGAATTAGTGCAACAGCTCCATCTACAAGTTTAGATAGTGGAGATTTATGGTTTGATACTACTGCAAATAAATTAAAAGTTTATGGTGCGGCAGGATTTGAATTAGCTGGTTCTTCGGTTAATGGAACAACTAATAGATTTATTTTTACAGCAACGTCTGGTCAAACAACATTTTCAGGAGCAGATGATAATACAAATACATTAGCTTACGATACTGGCTACATAGATGTTTATTTAAACGGAATAAGATTAAATCCAGCAGACTACACAGCTAATAATGGTTCAACGATAGTCTTGGCATCAGGAGCAACAACAGGAGATATTCTTTATGTTGTAGCTTTTGGAACATTTAGTTTAGCTAATATTAATGCCAACGATATTTCTACAGGAACATTAAATTCTGCAAGATTACCAACAGTACCAACAACAAAAGGCGGCACAGGTTTAACTACTATTGGAACTGCTGGACAAGTTTTAAAAGTTAATTCTGGTGCAACTGGACTTGAATACGGAAATGCAAGTTCAGCAGAGGTGTACGGATTTAACAAAGATACTTCAACGAATACTAACTTGATTGTTACAACAACTAATCAAGGAGTGGATAACATTTCAAAGGCAACTTTCGCCAACTTTGATGATGTTTTATTTAGTGCGAGTGGATTTACATTTTCCATCTCAAATGGCGATTTAATTGCAACCATATAAGGAGAATATAAAATAATATGGCTACAGTAAATTTAGGTAGAATTAAGTTCGTTTGGCAAGGAGCTTACAATGGTGCTACCGCCTATGTTGCAGATGATGTAGTGAGCTATAATGGTTCATCTTATATTTGCATATTAGCTTCAACAGGAAACTTGCCAACCAATACAACGTATTGGAATTTAATGGCACAAACAGGAACAGATATAACTTCAATCGCAGGATTAGCACAAGGAGATGTACTTTATTATAATGGTACTTCTTGGGTTAGACTTGGTGCAGGTACTTCTGGTCAATTTTTAAAGACTAATGGAGCAAGTGCAAATCCAGCTTGGGCTACAGTTCAAGCAGGAGTGTTAGCGGTCACTAATTTTACAAACAGTACAAGAACATCTATCTCTGCAACTTCTACAGAAAATTTTGAATTATGGAGTGGAACAGTAAATAGAATAAG